GGCTGTACAGCATTGCGTCCCAAGCCTCTTCGAAGCGCGCAAGCCAGGAATTCAGGGTGAAGGTAAGGAAGCCCATAGCTTGCTGTTCAATGCCCGTGCCCCACGAAGTAGTTTTGTCGACCTGGCCAAGCATGTGCGGCGGAATGCCGAACAACATTGCGATATCCAGCGTCTGTGCCGCGCGGGTGCCGAGAAACTGCGCGTCATCAGGGGCGACGGAAATCGGAGTCCACTTAGCGCCACCGGTCAGCACGCCTACAGTGTGAGAGTTGACCACGCCAGAGTGAACACTCTGGAAGCCCTCTTTCATCACACGGGCCTTTTCCTTATCAAGGTCCTGTTCCATCTCGATAATGCCCGTCATGTGCGCGCCACTACCGAAGAACCGCGCGCCGAACATCTCAGCGGCAAGCCCTAGGCCGATGGCATTGCGGGCAGCCTGAATCACAGACAAGCCAGCGGCCTGCCCCGGGTAGCTGGTCCCGAGAATGTGAATGATGTCGTCCGCCGGAACATCCTTGCGGTTGACCTGGTAGCCGCGTACGCCTTCAGCGGTGAACGCCACCGTTACCGAGTCCGGGTGAAGCACCATAAGCCGATTAGGGCGCCCCAAGTCATCGCGGGACACCACCAGCGCGAACGCGTTACCCCGGAGCAGGACGGAGACCATCATCTGAATGAGGCCTTCGCGCCGCTTAGGAAGCCGGTTATCGGTCAGCCCGCCGAACGGGTCGGACACAATCATCGGCTGCGTTGGCGCATCTAGATACGCGCCATTCTGACCTTGACGCGCTGCGGCGAAGGGCAGGTTAGCCACGGTTTCGGAGAGCAGGCGGACGCACGCGTGAACGCTTAGAAGACTCATCGCGGTGGATTCGGTGACCGGAATACCCGACGTGGTTACAGCGGCTAGAGAGCCGTTCGTGGGAATAGCCCAAGGGTCACCGGAGCCTGATGGAAGGAACGCGCGCGCTTCGCTGCGGTTACGCCTTATCAGGCTCATGAGACATCACTCCGACATAGATCAGTGCGGCGCCGAGAATGAACGGGCCGATATGAGAACTCCAAGACCAGGCGCCCCAGACGAGACAGCCGAGTCCGGCTAGTTCAAATTCGTCCGACACCTGGGCAAGCCGAGAATGAGTCGGAAGACGGCGCGCCGCAGCGACCAGCCGACCGAATACAGCGCGCATCGCGTCATCCTTAGAGATCGTTCCAATTGAAAAACTGTGGGGTAGGTTCGGGCTCCGGTTCGTAGTACGAAACCGACAGCGCCATAACTGCGGCAACCGCAAGGTCAATCTTTCGGGGCGAGTTGCGCCCATCCTTGCTAATCCGCGAACCGCGCGAATCCGTCCGGATCACGCAGTTGGAAAGGTGCCGCGCAAGACGCGGGTCACCCGAATGAGTAATTGTCTGGTTAAGCACAGCCTCATAAAAGCTCTGCGTAGCCGGAATCATGCGCGCAGGACTCTGTGGGAATTCCACCACAGGTAGATTGCGCGCTTCGAGCATCTGATACGTGCGTGCCCAGCGTGCGGGGTCGCAGGCGATTTCCTGGACCTGCCAGCGCTCACACGCCTTAATGATCTCGTCTTCCACGTCGAAGATGGGCACGGCCCACTCGTTGCCAGAGCCCTGCGGCTTTTCCCACGCGGCTACTACGTCGATATGCGGCGGAGTCTCGTCATCCGGAACGCGCACGACTACCAGCGCTGTAGAGTCGTTGTTGAACGACCCATCGAAGCCCAGGACTACGGTTGCGCCGTTTTCGATCGTGACGGACTGATCTTCGCAGCCGTCCCACGCGCCACCAGGCAACCACGCGGATTCTGTCGAAACCCACTGGTTAAGCCGCTTAGTACGGAACTCATTCTCAGGGGTCCGGAGTACAGCAGACTCGAAATCCTCTGGGCTGACAATGTCGCCGAAACCAGGGTTCGCAGCTGCCCATACCTCCGGGTCGGTGTGGTCCGCACCTTCGGCCGCTCCCCAATACTCATAGTAAAAGGCGGGGTCCTTCAGCTCGCCGGACGCAACGCGCTGCCCATACTGGTGCATTGAGTAGCAAAGCGAATCGGAACCTGTCGAGTCTGTCTTGACTCCAGCGGTGGAGATGCCCATCATCAGCGGCTCAGCGCGCGAACCGGTGGCCAGGCTCATAACGTCCCACAGTTCACGGTTAGGCTGCGCGTGAACCTCATCGAACATCACGAAGTGCGGGTTAAGACCTTCCTTCGTGAACGCTTCCGCAGAAAGCACGCGATACACAGAGCCGTTCGCGGGATATTCGATAACATCGCGGTACGGTTTGAACTCTCGGGACAAAAGAGGGTTCATTTCGATCATCTTCTTAGCCGTACCAAAGACAATCTTTGCCTGCTCCTTGTCCGCAGCGCAGGAATAGACCTCGCCACCAGACGGACCGTCAAACATGCTGTACAGCGCGATACCGGCGCCTAGGGCCGATTTGCCATTCTTACGCGGAAGCAGCACCAGTGCCTGACGATGCTTAAGTTTCCCGTCGCGTCGGCGCGCGAAGATCCGGCCGACCATGTCCGATTGCCACGGGCGCAGCACCATAGGCGAGCCTGCCAGTCCGCCTACGGAGTCCTTCGTAATGGTCAGGTGCTGCGCGAAAACCTCGAAGCGCGATCCGTCGCCATCCGCGATTTCACGGGGCGTTACGTGCGTCCGAATGAGGGGTGTACTCACAAGATCTCTCCAGGATTCCAACGGCGCGCGCCGGAATCCCGAAGGCCTTTGTGATCTCTATGAAGTTCCGGCGCATTGCTTCGTACATCAGCTTTGAAGGCGACCCAATGCGGAAGTGCCGCCACAGCCACCAGCGGAAGCGGTACGCCTTCATGCGTTCACCCGCCACAGCGTGAGAGTGCCCTTCGGATAGTTGACGGACACCACTTCGTACGGCTCTCCGAGGATTTCCACGACATAGGGGTGCGTGACGCGTGTCACACACAACCAGCGCGGGTCAGCCTCGTAGAACAGCTGAAGGCTCATTTCAATCTCGTCATCGAAGACGTCGCACGTAACCGTGCCGTCCGCGCTCTGGTAAAACCGCATTATCTCTCCAGGCGTTTGGGTAGCAGATTCGCCAGCGTGGCAACCTGCTGAACTTCGGCGACTTGCAACCGGCTGCGATCAACTGGCGTAAGGCCGAGCGAAGCGGCAACCTCAGTGATCTGCTTCTCAGTCTGGATCAGCAACTGAGCGGCTGGATTCGCCACCAGGTGACCATCCGGGCGTGTTATTAGCACTCCGTAGTCAGTCAGACACTTTTTGTACTCAGCGCGCCTGTCGTACATCTCGCAGAGCAGCAGCAGCGTGAGGCCATCAGAAGGCGCCAGCCAGGCCCGTGCAGACTTCGTGACACCCACCCACAACTCAGCGCCAGCGGGCCCCAGATGAGCCGGTGTGGCGCTTTCTAGCGGCTGGAGTGTCGCAACGTCGCTCAGCGCGGGAAGGGGTCTTTGCCCCGGGTTTCCTAGGCGCCTCTTCTGCTCGGCTGGCTTTGGGGGTCGGCCTACTTGCGCCATCGGTCACCGCCTTTCGCGCGCGGACAAAAGCGGACGCAACGGGCGCATCCGCATGGTTATGCAAGTTTTGGGGTTTCATGGCGGCCCAAGATCATCAAAATTTGGGGTTCGAATTTCGCAGGCGCGTGCGAAGCCAGGGGGCCGGGTCTTTCGGATGATCTTCGCTAACATATTTACCTACCCCCGGTATAGGCTCTGACCTGCGGCTTTGCATGGTAGAACCCTTAGCGAAGCCAAGCCCACAACTAATCCTCTGACCTGCGGCTTTGCTCTGGCTGTATGTACCTTGATATACCAACCACAGGCGCACTATGCATGGCTATGCATGGCACTGCATAGGCTTACTGGTAGCGGAGAGTGTCCCGCTTGGCACTGTTACAGCTAGTGCAGAGGACAGATAGATTAGATAGATCATTAGTGCCACCCTTAGCCTTCGGCTGTACGTGGTCCACGGTCAGCCGCTCAGCCGCATGGCTAGGTCTGTTCCAACCAGGGCATACAGCGCCGTAGGAAGCGGTCCACGCGTCCAGCACGCGCCTACGCAGGGCACGCCAATCAGAGCCGTAGCCACGCTGTGTAGAACTACCACGGCGGATATTGGCAGCAGACTCACAGCGATCACAGCGCGAAGGGTTTCGGTGGATCACACCACAGTCCAAGCATCGGCGCGCAACCATTAGACAGCGCCAATCAGGTGCGCAAGATCTCCAGGGGTAACGTCACCCGGGCTTCGCAGCGGGAAAAGGTCATGCCGAGCAGTCTTATAGCACTGTGCGACTAGCTGAGAGCAAATCATGTGCTTGGAACGCCCCACGAAGCGCTCTAGGCGGTCCGTATGCCAGAGCCTAAGCGCTCCTATGGCCGCGTAGTCCACGAAGCTGTACGGCGTTCCTACTGCGGCTAGCGCGGCGTCTGAGATGGCTTGCCGCTCATCGGCGGTCAGACTGAAGTCCGAGTAGGCCACACGGGCGTATCCGTAGGTCGCTTCGGTCAGCGAAACAAGTTGTGCGCCACCAGGTTCCGCTTGGACGACCCTAGCGCCGTCCACCACCACGAACGCGTGTGTGAAGTAGCTACCAGAGCCCACTAAGTGCTGCCCGATGGAAATCGCCTCGCCTACGGCGCCGGTGATGCGCACTAGGCCGAAATCACCCGGAAGCGGGTTGCTGTACTTGACAGGTGCCACGGGTGATCTCCAGAGAGCGCGAAAAAGACCCTCCGGCCAAAGGCCAAAGGGTGAAGGTGTGTGACACGTGTCATGAAGCTGAAGGGTCCGCGCGGAAGGATTCGAACCTTCGGCCTTCGGATTAAGAGTCCGCAACTCTGACCAACTGAGTTACACGCGGTTAGTGCGCCACCGGCTGATCTTGCCATGACGACTTGCAAGCTACTTTGCTTAGTTGGCCGCTTGCCAGGGCGAACGCTGGCCCGGTAGGAATCGAACCTACAACCTAGAGATTAACAATCTCCCGCTCTGCCCTATTGAGCTACGCGCCATGGTAATACCGGCTGTCCTGGCTGACTTGCAGGGCACTTAGCCGCTCGTTAGCGCTTTGGCACCGGTACAGAAGCGGGGTAGCTCTGCCTTTGGCTTACGCGTCGACTCTCGTCCAGCGGCAGGATTCGAACCTGCATCGCACCCCTGAGAAGCGGGAACCGGACTCGAACCGGTGATCTCTGGCTTATGAGGCCAGCGGAGTACCAACTTTCCCATCCCGCCATGAGCCGTTTTTGGTTAGTCACGCAGGGAACGGCGAACCGCTGCGGCTACCGGCCCCGTGTTAAGGGACTTTCACACATCTAGTCCGCCGCTTATCACCCAATGACAGCCAGCGGAGCGTGCGCGTACCGGATTCGAACCGGTGTCACTCCCTTTCCGGGAGGGTGCTAGGCCACTGCACTAACGCGCGCCTGTGCACTAATCGGTCTGTGGCCCGTCGGCGAAGACCGGTTGCTGATCAGGCAACGCAAGGTGTGATGGATTCGAACCATCGACATTCACCGTGTTGGAGACGGTAGCTCTGTCCACTGAGCTAACACCCTTTGGATGGGTTTCAAGGCCGCAAGAACCCCTGTGCGCTGACCGCCATATAACAAGGCCAGATTTGGCTACCAGGTGCGCTTCGCGCTGGATTCGAACCAACGGCACTCGGCTTCGTAGGCCGATGCTCTTTCCGCTGAGCTAGCGAAGCTTAAGCCGGGAGGTCTAGAAACGCCCAGATGGGAGAGAGGGCATCCGGACGGACCTCAACCGGTGATATCGGGAGCGTTCAACCTCTTGCGCCGGTGTCTGAGAGTTCATGCGCGGGCCGTTCCCTACAGTACTAGAGCCCTTCGCTTCCCTGCCGCTGATCAATTTGCTAAAACCGCAGGTCAAGTGTAGTGTGTAACTGAATTTGGGTAAGACAAACCCCAGTTAGCCACGTTATGATCCGCACCATGAGGATAGGGACGGTAACCGGAGTGACTGAACACGCGTGCGGCTACGATCGCCAGTCCGAAGAGTCTCGCAAAGGCTCGTCAGCCTCGCCAGCGACCCAACGAGCGGCGAACAGGGACAAGGCCGCGAAGGACGCTGAACGAGACTCGAACATCGTATGGGTAGGGCACTTCTCTGAGAAGCCAGGCACGTCAGCTTTCGGAACGGCCGAGCGCCCGAAGTTCGACGAGATGATCACAAAGTGCCGGAACGGCCAGCTCAACCGCATTTACGTGATGTACATCTCCCGATTCAGTCGGCTTGACCCGCTGGACGCGATTCCGGTTGTCACCGAGTTGCTGAACCTTGGGGTGACCATCGTCAGCACTACTGAAGGTGAGTTCCGCAAGGGTAGCCTGATGGACCTCATCCACCTGATCATGCGGCTGGACCAGGCACACAACGAGTCCAAGAACAAGTCCGTAGCCGTCCGAGCGGCGCACAACCTCGCCCGCTCACTCGGCGGAGTCGTCGGTAAACCGTCGTACGGCTTCGACTTCGTTCCGGTGGCCGTTCCCAATCCTGCCGATGGTGGACGCATCGTGATCGTCCACAAACCCGCGATCAACGAACGCGAGGCACGCGAGATTCGGCCTATCGTCGCGGACATCCTCCTGCACAAGGATGTCCGGGCGTTCGATGGGACGTCACACAAGGGATCGGTAGGAAGCCACGTGACGCGCCTGCGAGCCGAAGGTGTACCCACGAAGGGGGCGAACGGCGGGAAGCGCTCCGCAGGCTCCGTATGGGACACCACAACGCTTACACGCATCCTGCGTGACCCGTGGATCGGCGGTTTCCAGCGGGAGACGACAGCCCAAGGCAAGTACCGGATTCTGCGCGACGCAGAGGGGCGGCCGAAGCGGTTGGAGTGCGGCGGCATCGTCTCGGAAGCCGACTACTTCGAACTGCAAGAGTGGCTGGGCACGCGCGGGAACGGCAAGGGACAGGGCCGGGCGGACTACCTGCTAACGGCAATCGGCCTGCTCTACTGCGAGTGCGGACACACCATGGTTGCGCACCCGAACCAGACAGAGCGGCGTAGCTACGCGTGTTCGCGACGGGTGCCCCTGCCCGGACAGCACGAGGGCACATGCGCGATGGTCATGCGCGACGTTGACGACTTCGTGGCACGAGCAATCATGGCCAAGATCTCGCGCGCCGAAGACAACCCGGACACGCTGCTGATCATCGCAGAGGCTACGCGCCGGTTCGGCGAATCCCTAGAAGACGCGCAGACAGCAGCGGAGCGCCGTTCCCTGGTCTCAGAGCGCGCGGACGCGTCCAGGGCCCTAGAAGAGCTGTACGAAGACCGTGCGGCGGGTGTGTACGACAACCCGATCGGCCGGACTAAGTTCCGTGAGGCTGTAGCCCAACACAGCGCGCTGATCGAAGCGGCGGACTTCCGGCTGATCGAACTAGACATGATGGAATCCCCAGAGCTGCCCATCGGCGAATGGATGGCCGAGCCGGGCACCGACCCCATCGGCGCGGGGTCCTGGTGGGCGGAAGCCGACTTCCCCACGCGCCGGAAATTCATCGCGCTGTTCGTGGACCGCA